GGCTTCAGTGGAAGGATATAAAGCTCAAAGCTGAGGACGTCACAGCACACCTATGCCGCGCTATTTCGTATGATGGCGGTAAGACCTACATTAAAGGCTTAAAGAACGGTAAAACCAGAACGGTACCTGTCCCAGCACCACTCGTAGACATTCTTAAGCAATGGCGTTCTAAATACATCGAGGACTGTATGTTGATGGGAATTGCGTTTAATGAAGAAATGTATGTCCTTGGAGACTTCTCAGGCGAGTATCTCAGGCCAGAGCGAGTCACAGCTTGGTGGAAGAGACATTCGGAAGAATGGGGGCTTTTAGGAACGCAAGGGAGAAGGCCGGTCTTTCACGATCTAAGGCATACCTATGCGACGATTGCAGTTAGGACCATGGATATCAAGAGCGCTCAAGATATCCTTGGCCACAGCGACATCAATATGACGATGCGCTATGCTGATACAGATCTAGAGCAGATTCAGAAGGCAGGAAAAATCATCGGAGAAGCTCTCAATGACGCTCATAAAGATGGTGCAGAAATACTACAGCTGCGGCGAGCAATATAAAAAGAGGAGCTTAAAGCTCCTCTTTTTCGTTCTCTTTTTCTATTTTCTGGAACAGAGAGACGAGCTTTCTTTGGTCTACAGCCGGAAGAACCATATCTTCAATGTCCATGTTGTATAAAAGGCTTGAAATTTTATTTCTGGCAAATTCATACGAACTGCTAGAAACTGTTTTTAAAAGCTCATTGTATAGTCTTGTATCTGCATTACCATTAATGGTAATAGCTGCTTTGCTATCCACAACAATCTTCACTGAAGCAAATGCATCATCTTCATTTTCTTTGAAAAGGTCGATTCCAATTCCAAGAGTAATCGCTTTCGCGTGCAAATTAGTTGCTTTTACCGTTTTTGTTGCACAAGAAATTGGGTTTAATGCGAACGTGAAGTGGTCAACTATTCCTTTTGTGTCAGCTGATGTTTTTGCCTTAAGTTCTCGTATTCTAGTATCAACTAATATATGCGTTAATGCCTCTGCTTTTCGTGACATTACATACGCTCCCTTGCATCATACGTTTGAGTTTGAACATGTTCTTTTGGCTGCTTAAATACCATGACATCACATGGTTGAGGCGACCAATATAGCAGCTCCTGCGGGCGATAATTTTCTGATTGAGTTAGATCTTGCTTTTGCTCTACGCCAGAAAGTCCGTCCTGGGACCCAAAGTCGTTGTATTCTTTTCGAGCGTCAACACTTGCTTTTGTGACGTATTCTCTTCCTTGATACGAGAATGTTTCGAGCTTGCCTGATTTAACAAGCTGGGTTACGCGCCCTTGAGAAATCCCAAGCGCTCTTGCGGCTTCTGACTTAAGCATTCTTGGTATTGCGCCAATACCTGTGTCTATAGCCAGCGAGTAGATTTTACCCTCGTATTGCGGGCTATTGTCAATCGTAGGCTCTGGTAAGTTATCTCTGTGCATAAGCCGATGTTGGATTTCCGAGGTCAGTAAATCAGCAGCCATTTCAAGGCATTCTTGCTTCGAAAATCCTTCAGTAGCTCCCTCGAAATCAAAGGGGACAGCTATATAGTAATCATCATCTTTGAAGATTTCGATTTCGTATAAGTACAACATTTTCATTTCCTTTAGTTGTCTATTCTTGTCTGCTTTAATATCAGCTTATATAGACTCTCTTTTATTTCAGCGTGTCTTGGTACGTTCGTATATCTTCCGTCTTTATGCTCGAACTTCTCGTGCTTTGTACCGCCGACAGAATAAAATCCCGCCGCTCGTAGCTTGGCTCACAGTTTCCTTCTCGATGCCATTAGTGCGTCTCCTGTTGGCAACAGTCTAAACATTCCTTTAGTGGTTTTCAAGTATTATTTAGCTTATTTAAGGTCATATAAGCTTCTGAAGATCATGTTAGTTCTGTAAGAACTTTTTGACCTCTATTCTTCTTCAGGCTTAGCTTTCGACTTTGTGACTGGCTTCTTACGCTCGTCTTTTTTCATTTTTGCGATTGCCTTGCGGCTGTCATCCGTTACCTTCTCGGGCAAGAACAAGCGCGAGATTAGTGCTTCTGCGATTTCTGAATTTTTAAGGTTCTGACCCGTGGTGTTCTTGATAGCAACTCGCAGCTTATTAATGACCTCAGTTGAGATGATGTGGTCTGCAAGGTTCTCTCCAGAGAGCGCAATGCGCCTTTGATAATAGTCATCAATCTCATTCTTTCGATGCGCCTCTTCAGAAAGCAGGTAAAGCAGCTCTGTTTTCTGTGCTGGAGCTGTTTCTTTGTCGGAGATGGTGACTCTGAATACTAGCTTTGTGACAGGAATTTTGCCTTCGAGTTTAGTGCGATAGACTTGCCAGTCATCGCCGTTTGTGAGAATAATCCAGTCAATGCCTTCGTCAACAGCGTATTGACGCGCTTGGTTAAGGTGTGTTTCCTTGAGCTTAAGGCCAATCTGCTTAACCTCAACGACAAATACCTCTTCATCCGATGTTCTAACGACATAATCTGCAAACCGAGAGCCAATCATCTGCTCAGCTGTGACATTGTCAAACCTATCCCAGCCGAGATATTCGCACAGGATGTCTGAGACAATCTTGCGTGTATCAGCCTCTTTGAAGTCTTCGGCACGACCTTTTTCTACGATGGACGTCATTCGTCTTAAGCCTTTTTTGATACGGTCCTTCGCTTTGTCTTGGTAAACAGCCATTTCACAAACCCTTTCACAATTCCTTCAAACTTTTATATATCGGACTCAGTTTTTGTCCGGTGTTAACACTAAATTGGAACGTGCGTTCCTTGAGAATTAAACATGTCTTATTTCTTCACGCCTGCCAAGCTCTTCAATATTCTCCAAGTTTAAGCTCGTATTTACCGATTGGCTTAGCTCTGTACATAGATCTATTCCTTAGATTCTTTTCTGCAGTTCAGTAATTACAGCATCTACATCTTTAAGTTTGTTAAATAAATCGTCTAATTGCTTTGAGTTTTCAAGCTGTTCTGGCGATGACTTTTCTCCGATTAGTTCTTCAAAAGTACAGTCCAGAACCTCACATATTTTCTTTGCATGTTTGATTGTTATTTCAGTTTCTTGACGTTCCCAAGCACTAATTACTCGTGATGATACTCCCACAGCTTCAGCAAGGTCTCCCTGGGACATACGGCGCATCTTACGGATTTGCTTCAATTGAAGATTAAGTTCTTCCATTGGTGCTCCTTTCATCTAGCTGGCATTTTACCACTTTCTACACAAAATATACAAATTTCGTAAAAATATTCTTTACATTTACGAATTTCGTAACTATTATGAAGAAGAACTTACGGATTTCGTAAGTTTCTAGATAAAAGTTAGTTGTTCTTTGAAAATCGCATTAATCAAGTATTTGTTTTATCCCTACGTTTTATAGATTGGAGGCAACCATGGATCAGATGGATTCAATTGCTGTTCGTATTCGTATCGCAATGGCTAGAGAAAATGTGTCAGCTCGTGAGCTTGCAACAAGAACCAACCTTTCTGAATCGACAATTTATAAAGCAAGTAAAGAGGAAAACGACGAAAAAACTAGCTTAAAAACTATTCGTCTACTTGCTGATGCACTAAATGTCTCTGCAAAGTGGCTTGCATGTCTGGAGTAATAAATGCCAATACCTCAAAATACTGGCTCGGCATGGTCATATCACTGGGAGCCTAAAATCGAGCATAAGCTCGAACCAGAAAAAGCCAAGGCACCACATACCACAATATCTCGCATTGAGGGAGCATCGCTTGTAAAGAGTTGTTTTAACGATGCTTATTACGCAAGTGAAGACGGTGGAAACCTGTGGTTTCTTGGTAGTTTTGAAACAGCTCAAGAAGCAAATGAAGCATTTGAAAGGTGGACAAAATGTCACTAGAAAATGATGCGCATACCAAAACTATTAGATATAGAGTAAAACTTGAATCTGGAAGTCTCAACGAATTGGAAATGACTTACAAGGAGCTGTGTGAAATCACCAAGAAAGCTGTTTCTGTGATGGATAAAATCAAGGAACTTTCTGAGGTGCCTATTATTCTTGTACCTGTGACAAATCAAGAATAACGTGCTGACCACAATTAGAGCAAGTGCCTTCACCGTTTTCGGTAACTATCTCTTCTCCACAGGCTGGGCATTCGATATGTGCTCCGTTCTTAAGAAGCTCTAATAGCGCTTCTTCATTTAGCTCGACATTAAACTCATTGCTCATAAATATACCTTTCTGGTATGCGCATGCAAAAGTCTAGATAGATTGAGCTGCAGTGAAAAGAAAAAATCCGCAAACGGTAATCGTCCGCTGTATTAATTCATTCAAGATAAAAGTGCCCTCCTCACGTTGCACCGTGGGAGAGCGTGTCCAAAAACTTTAAGGAGTTGAAATGGACAATACAAGTATACAAGTTTTTAGTTCTCAAGAATTTGGAGAACTCAGAGCCCTTAAAGGATCTGATGGAGAGCCTTGGTTTGTCGCTAAAGACGTATGCGATTTCTTGGAAATTACAAATAGAAACCGTGCAATGCAGCGTCTTGATGAAGATGAAAAGGGGGGTACGCATATGTACACCCCTGGAGGGAATCAGGAAGTTAGGCTAATTAGTGAGGCTGGGTTTTATAACTTGCTGTTTTTGTTTGAACCGACAAAAGCAAACAAAGCCACTCGCGAACAGCTTCTTGCGTGGGAGACGAAAGTTGAACGCATCAAGCGTTTTAAGCGCTGGGTTACACATGACGTCCTTCCCGCAATTAGACAAAGCGGCGGTTACATTGCTACAGACGGCTCTGAGAGCAATGAAGACCTTCTCGCTCGTGCGGTCCTAGTCGCAAACGAAGCTATCCAGCGTAAGGATGCGCAGCTTAAAGAGCAGCAGCGTCAGCTCTATGAGAAGGATACAACCATCATCGAGCAGGGTGCCAGAATTGATGCGCTCGCGCCAAAAGCTGGCGTTTACGACACGGTTATTAGTGTCAAAGGCACGATGACAATCACGGACGCTGCCCGATACCTTGCACAGTATGACCCTCTAATGAATCGCAAACGTCTCTTTGCGCTTCTCCGTGCCGATGGAATGATTTGCCAGGGGAGCAACGCTCCAACCAAGCGAGGAATTGAGACAGGTAGATTCGTGCAGATCATGAGCACCCGTCGAGACGGCAAATCAAATGAGCCTTATGCCAGGATGACGCAGAAAGGCTTTGACTGGTGCGTTACCGCTTACTGCACAGCTCCACTCATTGATTAGCTCTTATGGAGAGCTTGCGAAACACTGAGCTTATAACCGTTGAACAGGCTTCTCAACTATTAGGTATACCCGTTTCCACGATGCGCAAAATGTGTGCAAGAGGGGAGGTGTATGCCAAGAAAGCCGGTAAACGATGGCTCATTAATAAACGGATTCTTCTGAGCCTTTATGGCTTACATTCTAAGGAATAACCCATGAAAAAAAGAATAATTCTTGTGGCTTTGCTGCCCTTGCTGGTCTACTTCACAGCTGACTGCTTGGGCATTTTTGAGCCGCACAATGTGGCATATTTAATGGCTTTTAGATATGCCCTAATCGCATATGGCCTTGTTGGAGCTTTAGCCGTATGGCTCAAGGACAAAGAGAAAGAGGTTTGCAATGTTGACTAGACAGGAGCGTCAAGAGATTGCAGAGAGAGCTAAAGAGTGTAAGAAAGAAGAAGAGCTTAACTGGGACCAATTTTCGTACGTTCTTCTCGGCATTCAGCGTTGGAGGAATGACGATGAGCTTTTAGACCGCATCATTGAGCTCTGTAACGTGTCCAATGTAGACGAGCTGACATTTAGGCCATCAACGGATGAACTGTACTTGCAGGCTTTGAAAGCTAAACATGAGCGCATTGCTGCATATGTCGAAGCTGATTCGTACGTTAATACGAGGCATATTATCAGCTGCATTGAAGACTTTGACACAGCAATCGCACACTACAAGCGACTGGTCGAAAGGGGCCACAATGCTAACTAAAGAAGAGCGTGCAGCAATCGCTGAGAGGTTGAGGAGCACTTATTACATTACCAACTCAACACTCTTTAAGGCTCTCACAGGGGAAGAAGAACTAATCGAAAATGACCAGGTTAAAGAGCTTTGTGTGATAGGCAGGGTTATCTTTGAACTCTGCGACACGTCAAACATGCTTGAGTTGCCAGTGGACAAAGACGGCGAGGTTATCCGCATTGGTGACACGGTGTACGATAGCGACGGCGATGAGTATAAAGTCACAGGGTACAAAACACTCTTTGAGGATACAAATATTTTCTTGTCAAATGGTTCAGAACCAGTTTACGCAACGGTATTGGCGCATTACGTAACTCACAAACAGCTTGTAACGATTGGGGCACTTGTTGAGCGAATTAAAAATGTCATGAATGACGATAGTACGACCGTATGGGCTTACGATGAATTGGATGACATCGCTACCCAACTAGAGCATCTAGGTGATAACGATGAGTGACATTACACCTGAGGAGCGCCGTAAGGTTGCGGAGAAGCTGAGACAGTATGTGAATGGCTTTGATTTTGGTGACGCTAACCCCGTTTGGTACGTCATGAAGTCTGTTTTTGGAGATGTGCACAAGCGCGAATACAGCGAGCTGTTCACTCGTCTAGCCAACTTAATCGACCCAACATGCCATCAAGTAATAGAAGACGAGACGCAAGTTTGCAGCGAGTGCTCAGAAGACCTAGACGAGGGGTATGGATGGGAATTCTGCCCTAACTGTGGCGCAAGGGTGGTGCGCCGTAATGACAAAGCGTGATTATCGAGACATTAAAGAGTTAGAGAACTATGTATACGACTATGACACGAGTAAGGGAGATTATGAGTTCTGTCCCAACTGTGATGGGGCAATTAAGACATCCAACATTGAGGTTGTCGATATGCAAGACGGTGACTGCGACTATGGTGTTTGTCCTCATTGTGGCGTTTTGCTCAAGTTGCGCTTGGTGCCAACGTATTATTTCGAACCCGAAATCTGTTCCGTCGAAGAATTCGAGACGGAAATGTGCGTTAAGTTTATCCAGGAGGAACAGTAATGGATCCTGTTGAGAAAGCTGTTGACCTCATCAATCGTTATGCCTTACTGGCATATTTGAGTAATGGTGAAACTCTCGGTAGTGACATTAATGGCAAGCGAGTGTACTTATCAGGACCGATTACTAACACAAAGAACTATAAAGGCTTGTTTATGTTTGCTGAAGAGCTCACTGCGCTTGGCGATGCTGAGCAGATCTATAACCCCGCAGCGCAAATTTCTGCAAGTTCTAGCTGGGAACAGGCAATGCATCGGTGCCTTTCAGAAATTACTAATTACGATACAGTAGTAATGCTGCCCGGCTGGAATGTTTCTCGTGGCGCAAAACTTGAGCGTGATGTTGCACTTGCCTGTGGAATGCACATTGTTAATCTCAGTGAAAACAAGATTATTAATGGCCTTTATAACTCGCTTAAAGAGGCTCTTGAAAAACTCTTGTAAGTCATATTACTAATAGAAAGGAGGCTCATATGGGTGCCGCAGATATTGTTGTTCTAGTCTTTTGCATTCTCGCTGGTATTGCTTTTGCTTTTAGCGATTAAATTCCTCATTTTTTAGAGGGGAGGTTTAGTGCTTAAAAAATTCATTGAATCGATGACGATGTTTATAGCTTCCTTTTGTGTCGTTATCTTTATTTCTTCTTCTGTTCTTCTTGCTTATTCCTTTATTTTTGAGCAGCTCAAAAATAACCCTTCATTTCCAGGACTGATATTGGCATCAGTAATCGTTGCTGCGTGGTGTACACACGATTGTGTACTAGCTTCAAATAAATAATTCCCTATTTTTAACAACTAAAGAAAGGCTTTAACCATGAAGAAGATTCTTCAGTGGCTGGCTGTTTGCGTGTTCGCGGTGCTGGTATGTGTGCCAACTCTCGCACAAGCGCAGACGGTACCGACTACAATCACCAGCTTTAGAGTTACCGACAAAAACAAGCAAGACTTAACCTCTGCATTCACGAACCAAGACATCTATTTAACCGCTTCTTGGCAAGCGCAAGGTGAAGTTCACGAAGGCGACACGTTCTCGCTGGGTATTCCTGATATTCTCGACTTCCCAGCGACTAACGCTGCAAGCTTCAACATTTACGCGCCCGATGGTGCTGTCATGGCAACCGCACAAGTAACGCCAGGATGTGTCACGATTACATACACGTCATGGATAGAGGGTAAAGACCATGTTCAAGGCACGCTATGGCTGGTGGCTCATGTCAAGGCTGACGCAGCGGCAGGCACAACCACGCTAAGGCTCATTGATGAAGCCACGGGGCAGGTTGTCGAGACTAGCTTTGAAACACGCCACTACGGAGCTATCCAACACGAGGTCATCGCCAAATGGGGTGTCAAGACCGACCACGGAACGGTTGAGTGGTCAGTCAGACTCAACCACGCAGCGGATAACCTCACTAACGTTGTACTAGAGGATACAGCGCAAGAAGGTACACGCATTATCCCTGGCTCGTTTAGGCTCTATCGCGTTCATATGGACGCATACAGCAACATTGACCCTGCAAGCTGGGTGCGTGTCAACGTTCCCGAGCCAGTAATCAACGGTAGCGGCTTCACTTGGGACTTGTCGAGCGTGGATTTTCAAGGCAACCAATACTTTATGTGTTACGAAACCGAGGGAACAGAGACAACCTCGAACGCAATTCAGCTAGAGAGCCGCGAAACTACGCAGGGTTCACGTTATCAGTACGTAAGCCAGGACAGCGGCGGCAACGGCAATGGCGACAATCGACCAACTGAGCCAGTAGAGCCACAGCCCGAACCCGAGACACCGCCAACGCCAACACCTACACCCGAGCCAGTACCAACGCCACAGGATAGCGAACCAGAACCACAGCCCGAGCCATCTAAGCCAACCAAGAAGGCGCAGAAGAAGGCTGTACTGCCTGCAACGGGCGATACACAAAACGTTGCAGTTGTTGCTGGTATCGGAGTTATCGCGATTATGGTTGCGCTAGTAGCAAGCATGCCACTAAGGAGAGACTAATGAACCCTAAAGAAGCAGAAGACAGAGAGCGTCTCGAAAAGATGACGATGAAGGAGATCAAGGCAGTTGCTAAGGATGAAGGTATTTGCCTGGGATACGACGGCTCAAGAAAGGCTAATTTGATTGGCTTGATTCTTGAATGGAGACGCTTCAAAGGCTGCTATATGGAGCGTTACTGATGAATCGCTCAATAAAAGTTAGGCTGAACTCTAATGGAATTTGGTGCTGTCGACTTTACTTGGGAAGGAATCTTAACGGCAAAATCATTCAGCCATACGCAAGTTTTCCTGCAGCTAAAACGCAGAAAGAAGCTGAAGAATTAGCCAATATGTGGGCTTCACATATTACGTCTGACGGCAAAGTTAAAAGTACTCAGCTTACTGACTTGCTTCTTGAATATGTGTCAATTAAGCGCAGGAATGGCGCGAGCCCTAACACTACAAGGCAGCATGAAGGCTTTATTAGAAACCACATCAATGGAAGACTTGGCAAAGAGGACGTAAGGAGTGTTACGTCCTCTTTACTTACCTCTTTTGAACAGGATCTATTGAAGAAGGGTTTGTCTCGAAACAGTGTAATTAACCTGCATCAGTTTTTGAGAGGTGCTTACAATTACTTTGTTTCTGCTGGAATATGCGACTATAACCCGCTTATTAACGTGGCCAAGCCGTCCAGGGAAGTACATGAAGCCGTCTCCATTGAAGAATGGGGTTTTGCTGGGATTAGTACTCTTATCAATTCCAGGATTACTACAGCCATTCAAGAGAATGAGTTTAACTCACGTGTTGTTTGCGCATTTGCTGCATGGCTTTCGTTAGTCACGGGAATGCGCTGCGGTGAGGTCTGTGCGATTAGATACAGTGATGTAAATATGCTTTATAAGCACATTCACGTATCTGGTACCGTCATTGAAGAGTCGTACAGGAAGCCATATAGACGAGAGTCCACTAAGGGCAAGAGATCAAGAAACATAGCCATTACCGATTCGGACATTAGCTTCATTAGTGACTACATGAAGCTTCAGAAAGCTCATATTGCCTTTGTAGAGTCTTCTACACCTCTAATTAGTCTTGATGGCTCTTACATGCGACCTACGAGCGTCTCGAGGTCATTTACACGTATGAGACGCACTCTCAAGCTACCTCAAGGCATCACGTTTCACTCGCTCAGACACACTCACGCGTCTTGGTGTTTGGCAAGCGGTGTTGACCTAAAGACTTTGTCAGAGCGTCTTGGACATGCTGACCCAGCAACGACATTGAGAATCTATTCTCATTTGCTTCCTGGACGTGACAGGGGAGCGGCAGAAGCGTTTGGAGACGCTCTGAGAACCATTGAACAAAGAGAACTCTAATCGTTCATTGCCTTAAATGCTTGTTGCAATTTGTTGCAATTAGCAATTTTTAATCAAGTTGATTTCTACAAAAAACGTTTGTTCAACTTGGAAATTCTTTTTATCCCTTAGTGAATGCTAGATAAGAAGTAATTATCAGACAATTAAAGAAAGGCAGATATTAGCATGGCTATTTCTAAAGTCACAAAGGATCTACGCAGATTGCTTGATGCTCAAAATATTCCTTGGGAAGACCATTCTGGATTTACTACTGAGCGGACTTGGATTCCTCTAGATAATGGCTCAGTGCTTTGTTGTATGTGCTCTTACTACATCACATCAGATGGTGTTGAACATGGTGTCACATCAGGATTCCCGTTAAAGCTTGAGGTTTCTATTATTTATTCGATAGATGACTATGCGTTCGGTCCTGGAGCTGCTAAAACACCTGAAGAGATTTTGGAGGTGTTGGGCAGATATGGAGAGAAGTAAGTACTGTCAAGAACTGTGTGAAGCTCTAGAGCTTTATGGGAAGACGTGGACTGACCGCAGCAACGCTTGTGTTGAACACATTTATTTCAAATCTCGTGGTAACTGGGTGTCAGTCTTATATGGTGACGATATTAGAGGTTTTCCTCATAAGTTTCTTGTTTGGGAAATGTCTAATTACTCGTATTCACCTCGTGTGATGGATGTAGAAAAAATTATCGATAAGTATTTTTAGGAGTTCAATATGTCAATTAATCACGTTAATATCTCTGGAAACCTTACGAGAGACCCGGAGCTCCGCTCTACAGCAGGAGGAACAAACATCCTTTCGTTCGGTGTTGCCGTTAATGACCGCCGCAAGAATCCGCAAACAGGCAAATGGCAAGACGTTCCCAACTTCATTGACTGCATTGTTTTTGGACAGCGTGCTGAAGCTCTTTCACGCTTTATTTCCAAGGGTGCAAAGGTTTCTATTGATGGAAAACTACATTACAGCTCATGGGAAACAAAGGACGGACAGCATCGCAGCAAACTAGAGGTTGTTGTAGGGGAGATTGAGTTTCTATCCAGGACTCAAACAACGACTGCTACAGATCAGGGCCAGCCTTCATTCACGGTACCGCAAGCGCCAGAAGAAGAGCTTTACGATTCTGACATCCCCTTCTAAAGAATAATTAAATTATTTATTAGTTAGGTAGAGCCTTCGCAAAGGGGTCTTGGAGTCATCTGAGACCCCTAAATTAAGAAAACTAGGCTAAAAATTATGTAGATTTTGTTGGTAGCGCTCATTAAAGTTCGTTACGCTCGATACGCTCAT